ATGAGTATATTGTTTGAAGACACTAGAGGGCAAATAGGACACTATTCTGCTGATGTTCGTGACCCATATATAACTTTAACTTACGATAATACGCCACCAGTACAGTTGTCAGATACACAAGTACAAGAAATAAATGAGATATCTTCTTTATTTGAAGATACAAAAAAAGAAATAGAATTAATAAATATTACATCAATAGAAGAAGTTGTTTTTGAACCAGTAATAGAAACTGAATTATATGTTACAGAAGAAATAAGCATTATGCCTGTTGACACTGTAGAAGATATTAACAAAGGTATTATTGATGTTTTTGAAATAGAAGAGGTTAATTATGACAATAACACGCAAGAGCAAACATTCTCAACAGATTTCCAAGAGCAAGAAATTGTCTTTGAAACAAGAGAAATCCAAGAAATTACAACAACAGAAACAAATACAGAAGAAATTAACGAGGACATCTATGAAACAAACTTTGAAACAGGAACTACAGAACAACCCATTCGAGAAAGCGATACAGTCGCACTCAGAGAAACAGAAGTTCAGGAAGAGCCAAAAGAAGATGAGCCTAGAGTTGAAACAAATAACAGAGAAGAACAATCAACTAGTGAGCCAGTTGAAGAAAGAGTTGATGATAGCGAATCAGAGAGAAGAACAGAGGAAACTGATACAGTCGCAGAAAGTAACGCACAAGAGCAAAATGAAGATAATACAGTTGTGGAAGAAACTGAAAGACCATCTGATACTAATGATGAGAGAGTTGCAGATAATAGAGATACAGATCAAGCAGAAAGTCAGGAGCTGGTTTCAGTAGAAGATATGATAAAAGAAGTAAATGCTACCATTACAAGAGTTGATTTAAGACTAATTGCAACTCAGCAAATACTGGCTAAAGCAATGGTCAGTGACTTAAACATTGACAGTTATTATAAGTCAGATAATAATGTCTTTAATAAACGAACATTTGATGGTGGTGAATTTTATGAAACGAGAAAATATATTGATGAGAGAAATTTGGTGGCTCAAAATGAGGGTGTATATTTTGACCCTCTCAATGAGCATCAAAAAAAACTACAAGAAATTAATGATAAAATTAGGATTTTAGAGAGAGATTAGTATGGGTGATTTAGGCGTAAAAGAATGGCTTGGCATTATAGGTTTATTGCTAACTTTAGGTGGTCTTGCAGTTCAGCAAGGCACGATTCTTGAAAAAGTAGCTAAACTAGAATCAAGAAGTATGCCTGATTTAAAACCCTTAAACGATAAGCTCAACAGTGTGGATAAAAGAGTTGAGCTTATCGAACTTAAAGTAGAAAGATTAGACTTAAAAAGCTCCAACCCTTTATTTAAGTGATTCTCTTAACTTAGGATTAGTAAGTTCATTTAGAAATTGTGATCTTGCTCCAATGGTTTCAACAACAGACATTTTCATTAAACATAGGTCTAACTTATCATCTGTTACACCAGTTTCTACCATTGCAACTATATCTTTAAAAACACTTTTCAATTCATCTGTTTTTTGTTGACTGTTTCTATATTTTAGTTTTTGTATTACTTCACTTATATTTACATCACTCATTTTTTTATCTCCAAAAAATTATTAAACTAAATATGACTGCACAAGTACAAAACCCAAACAACCATATTATAAATTCGTACATCATCTCCAAGATTCTCCATGAACCCAAGCGACAATACATTTTCTTACGCCTGATTTAATTGGGTTGACTTTATGAGTATAGAAACTGGTAAAACCAACCATATTAGGCTCATCTGCGCCAATTCCTGCTCTTGCTATAAACTCATCTCCACCATGCTGAAAGACCAGTTCTCCACCAGTAAAATCATCATTAAGCAACCAGCTAATGCTAATTTTTCTAGTTGAGGCAATTCCATCACTAATGTCAGAGTGCCAGTTATAGTAGTCACCTTTTTTATATTCGAGATACTGTATATCACCTATATTGGATATTTTGTAGTTAAAAACAGAGTTAAAATTTAACGTATGTTTTTTTATAATATTCCCAACAAAACTATCAACAGGTAATCTCCAACAGTCAACTGATCTTATTCCACTTTGATTAGAATTCACTCTAGCCTCTGTTTTATCACCTATTTCTTTTAGAATTGCTGAATCGCATACTTCTACTATATGTTTCTGAATAATGCCATATTGAGGGTCTAAGCTCATATCAGGTTTATGTTCTTCAAAAAATTTATCTTTCATAGGGTGTATAGTCATATCGTTTCTCTTAAAAAAGCGTGGGTAGGAAAAATCATGAAACCTACCCACTAAAGCACCTAAGGGGGGGTGCGAGGAAAAAATCTAAAAAGGTATTTCTTCAGGTGTTTTATTACCCAATACCTCGTCTACTTTTTCTTTGAACTCCTGCACTTTTGGTGGAAGTTCAGTATTCTTTTTCTCAGGTACGCCATTCATTTGATCTTTAGTATGAAAAGAAAGATTCATGTTACCTGTACTCCAATCAGTATCTTCACTATTATAAGCATATACTTTCAGTTCTTTCCCATCAATAGTTATATTACCCTCAAGAGCATATGTTTTTTCCACAGGTTTACCAGTGTTAAAATCTTTAGGTACAAACATAGTACCTACTTCAGCATAGATTGGATAATAATTACTGGTTACTTGCTCACCCTGAGTTGTTGTTTTAGTGCTAGTGAACTGAGCCACAATAAGTTTTTGACCATATTTAAGTCGTTGCACTTGCTGTTTCAGATCAGTTCTCTCCTGCTCAGAAAGATTATGTTTCCTTAATTGAGATTCCAGCTCGTTTAAGGTCTTATTTTCTCCCTCTTCTTCAGGTTCTATAGGCTCAAAATTAATCTTACCTACCCTCATAAGAAGTTGATCTTCTTTAGGGTCTTGTAGTCTGCCATTTTCATATGTTATTTTTTTCATTATTCAAAACTCCTTGATGTTGATTTATTAGTTATTTTGTTTTCTCTACCCTGTAATAGACTTTTTTGGTTTTCTTCTACTGCGCCAGTGCCATCATCATCTTCATTCTTCTCAGTTGGTAATGATAACAATGAAGAGAAAAGACTTCTTTTAGCATAAGTGTATGCAGACTGTTTAGCCCATATAGACTTATTCTCAGCGTATAAGGTTATCTCAGACGACACAGATTCCATAGTCTTAACATAAGTTATGGTAAGTCTAAACCTACATCTATCTCTATGTTCAGGGTCACTAGAGTTTGGTACTTCAGTACATTCACTTAATAGATCATGTTTAAGAAGTATGGGTTCACAAGTCTTAACAATTATATCTATTGGAATATATTTATTCTTGAAATGACCCTGTTTATCTTCACCAAACCCAGTTTCATGAATTTCTTTTCTAGCATTTAAAAGTGCATGGAGATGACAATTTGCCTGATCTCCTTTCTTGATTAACTCCTTAATTGGAGTATCTTGTTTTATTTGATTGCTCATTATTGTAATCTCCTCGTTAATTTATATATAAATAACTCTTTGTTGATATCATCTATGGGAGCATTCTTAAATAGATCACTCCTAATAAACTCAACCATCAAATAGTCTGCCTTGTTTTGAACACCCAAGTCCTGTTGCATCATGTATCTCGCATCAATGTCTATTGGATTTTTTTGGTGTCTTTCTAAGAATATTCTAAGTATTTTATTGTTGAGAAAATCATCCAGCCAATACTCATCATCTCCTAAAAAATTTTTGTAGTATGTTATAAAGTCTTTCATATCAATACTCGTTTATTATGTCAGACACAAACTGTCTAACTTGTCACCCATTATGAACCCATAAAAACTAATTGCAACCATTAATTGACAATATGGGTTATATAAATTATGATTTCTCCAAGCATTGTTTCTAAAGGAATATGCAATAACTAACAATAAACAAAGGATTAATATGCACTTACGAGATTATCTTAACGTAAACAATAAGACATTAGCATCATTCAGTGATGATTGTGGTATACCCAAAACAACTATGTCTAAATATAAATATGGAACTCGAATACCCTCAAAGGACAACATGGTTAAAATTTATCATGTAACTCAGGGTACTGTAGAACCAAACGATTTCTACTTAAAATGAGCTTTACAGCATTGAAATGGGCTAGTGAGCAGAATACTGGTAACTCTACCAGCAAACTACTGCTGATGATGTTATGTAATTATGCTGATGAGGAGAACACTTGTTTCCCAAGTCAAGATCATTTATCAATCTTATGTCATTGCAACAGGAGAACGATAAATACATACATCAAGCAACTGGAGAAGAAGAAGTTTATAATCATTAACAAAATCAGTAATGGTTTGAAAGTNAACAACATTTACACTATCAATATCTCCAATGAGAAAATATTGCACAATGGAATATCCAATGAGCAAAAAACAACANCCAATGAGCAAAAAACGACAGACCAATGTGCAAATATTGCTCAGTATACTAATATAACTAAACCTCAAAAAACAAGAGAGTTTAAGATTAGAGGTAAAAAAAATAGAAACTTTTTAGCAGGATAAAATATTATGAGCAAATCACCAGTACCAAGCGCACCCAAACCTAAGAAAGATGCAAGTGGTAAATTAATTAAATCAACCAAGAATGTTTCTCATGGAACATACAGATGTAAAAGGAAACCAAACTCCAAGAGGTGCAAACAAAAATGACAGATAAAAAAAACGAGCTAAAAATAGATGGGATTTACACAGCAAGAGATTTATACACAGATGTTATGGATTTATACGCTGGTAAGACATTCAAACAATATAGTGTAGGTTTTAAAGACCTAGAACCTTATTTAAAGATATTAAAACCAAGTTTCAACATATTCACTGGAACACCAAACTCAGGCAAGAGTTCACTAACACTGGATATCATGATGAGATTAGCTAAAAGCGACAACATGAAGTTTTTGTTATTCTCTCCTGAGAGTGAGCTAGGTGTAAACCTACAGAGGGTTATAGAGAAATATCTGCACAAACCCTTTGCATCAGTATTCCCAAATAGAGCCACAGAAAAGGAAGTTGTAGAGGCACTGAAGTTTATACAAGAACATTTCTACTTTGTAGACAGAAAAGGTGGACTCCTGATGTTGACTGGATTTTAGAAAGAGCCAAGTTTTGCGTAGATAACTACAACATAGATGGATTGCTGATTGACCCATACAACGAGCTGAGTCCTATGAGAACCCTAAGAGAAGATGAACATATCAGTATGCTAATCAGTAAGATCAAAAGATTTAACCGAGAAACCAACACCATAACATTTCTTGTNGCTCACCCAACCAAGCAGATCAGAAATGCAGAGGGTAAGTTTGAAGTCAAGAGNGCCTATGATATCAGTGGTGGAGCTATGTTTAACAATAAAGGAGATACTATAGCCATTGTTACAAGAGATTTTGAGAACCATGTAACACAAGTCAGGATATGTAAGGTCAGAGAAGATACCATACAAGGCTCTATTGGTGAGTGTACCCTGAGATTTAACCCACAAACTAGATGCTATGAAGATACAGGGTTTGTATATTAGCAAATACTAGTGTAAATAATTGTAAATATATGTTGACCCAGTATGGGTATATGTTAGGATTGTATACATAGGTTAATAAAACGATCTATAAATTTAACGAAAAAACGAGGAAAACATGAAAAAATTTAACGAAAGAAATCATACTCCAGAATATTTGAAAGAAATAATTTCAGAAAAAGTGGAAATTATTGATTATCTTATAAAAAAAGACAAAGAACTATTGGATTTCAGAAATCAAATTAAAGATTCGATTGAACGTAACGTAGCAAGAGATTTGAATGATGATGAGATTCTTATGGCAGTAGAAAAAATAACTTTTGATAGAGCATTAGCAGAAGATCAGAAAATTGAAGATGGTGATATATCATTAGAAGACTGGAGAGAAAAACAGAATAAGTTATTCAGAATAGGAGTTAATCCCTATAAAATAAAATAAAACTAAGCAAACAAGTGTGGGTGTCACTCAAACCACCCAAAACAAAAAATTAACGAGAAACGAGGATAAAAATATGTTTGGAAATAGGAAAGAGTTAAATTGGGAAAAAGTAGATAAAGAAGTTAGTGATGAGCTTTATGTTCTTTTAAAAGAAGAAATCAGAACTACTTTAGATAAAGAAACTACTGATTGGATTGATTTACACAGCAACAGAAGTATCAAAATATTTATTCATGGTAATGTTGATAGAA